TTTTTATAGCCAGTTTAAAGGATTGCAGCATAATCTTTTACATCTCCGTCAAATATTTTGTGTCCATCTGCAATGCGTACCACCCGTTTGGCCTCCATGGCAATGGAATTATCATGGGTGATCATCACAATGGTATTTCCTTCTTTGTTTAACTGTTTCAAAAAATTCAAAACCTCACGGCTGGTTTTTGAATCCAGAGCACCTGTAGGTGCGTTATAGTTAGTACAACATTGTGACCGAATCGGACACAAAAGGCGGTAAGCCTTGATTTCTCTTGACTTACCGCCTTTTCTTACTTTCTTTGTATGCAGGTATTATATATAGGGCATTGTTTTCCGTTTTGAATACATTGTGAACTACACTTACTGTACGCATATTCCATTCCTACTAAATTAGCACCGAATCCGCTTGCTTTTTCTATATTTCCACTCCAAAAATGGTCACCGATTTTATTAGTATTCTTTTGTTCTAATGCTTTATTTCCCATATCAGTACCTCCGTGCGTTTAAATTAGTTCCTGCCTTTATATGATAACATAAGGGGCGGTGGCAGGTTTTGTTTTGGAGTCCGCCCCTCTTTATGTTTTACTTTCTTACTTCGTCTAAAATCTTGTCTATGTGTTCTACCGTTTTAAGTTCTCCGTTGGCTCTTGCCACTTCTCTAATTGATACTAACATTGCGATTAAATCAGCTTTACTCATTTCTTCATTCTCCATTGTCTAACTCCTTTCCTGCTATCTCCTTGCTACAATTATATTATATACTTATATAAGTATATTGTCAACAACTTTTTATACTTATATAAGTATTTTTTATTTTTCTCTTATCCTCGTAATCTCATGTGCAGCTTTAAGGCTTTCGCTCATTGACTTTGCATATCTTTTTGCTTCTTTTTCCTGTTCTGTTTCATTATACCACCCCCAGCTATTCCCATAGCAGTATTTTTCTGTTGTGTGCAAGTTTTGGTGTGCGTTTCTCATATTTTTACTTCCTCGCTTTCTTTTCTTCAATAGCTGCAACTACAAATTCGTTACGGCTCTTGTACCCCTGTCTCTTTGCTTCCTCGTCAATCTCTGCTTTCTGTCCTGTAGGGACCGTTACAAGAAATTGGTCGTAAGCCTTTGCGTTATATTTATTTTTCGCCTTTGTCGCAGGTGTTCCCCCTGTCTTTTCTTCTGCCAACTGCTGCACCTCCTTATCTTTTTTGGTTTTCTTTATCATATCACAACGCATATACTTATACAAGTATATAAAATGCACAAATAATCGTATATACTTATATAAGTATTTTGGTTATTTTTCCGGGTTGCACACATACTTATATAAGTATATAATAACATCATAAGGAACAGGAAACGAGACAGGCCCACAAAGTTATACACATTGTCCACATTTTAGGAGGTTTTCATTATGGAAAGAACATTAGAAACTATCAAAACTTTGATGGCAATACAGAACCTTATATTCCTCGTGGCGGTAAAAAGGCTCTTCTTTCTATCGTACAGTCCGGTGGTTTCTTAAACTTTGATAATGTTGTTTGGCTTCAATCGCTTAACTAAATATATTTGTCCGGGGTTGTTACTGCTGCCCCCCGGCTCTACAGGAGGATGATATTATGGATTATAAAGAATATGAAAAATATATGATTGACCGTAAGGCGGTAAAGGTCGAGAATGACCGCCGTATAGAAAAGAAATTTGCTGAATGTGAAAAGTGGGTTGCTGATAATCTTATAAATAGCGGTTGTGTCTATACAAAACACGCTGAATTATTACAGGAACAATCGTTTATGGTATGGATTGACAGGGGTAATAGTATTTCTCACAAAATATATAAACTTTCTGAATGTGGCATTGAACCGCTCGCCCTGCTCTCTTATCCTGTCAGAAATTAAAAACCGCCCCAAGGCATAAGCCAAGGGGCATTTTTATTTACTGCATATTCTGTTATTTTGTGCTTTCTTCAAGCGTTACAACCGCCGGGGTTGTCTGCTGTTTGTTCTCAATGTATGATGTAAGGTTTTCGTTGGTTTCCCACTTCTTTTTGGCTTCCGCTAATACTGATTCTGCAATCTGTACCAACTGCTTTTCTGTAAACAGGATTCTAACCACGCTTGGAAGATATGCGTACAGTTTTGCAACGACTTCCGACAGCTTAATAACGCCCGTGCCGGCCCCGCACTCTCCCTCTGCATCTGTAACAAACTTAATTGCAATCTGCTTTAATATCTTTGTCTGCCCTGTCTTAATCAGATAGATAATTAAAGCAATGACGATTACGATAAGTAATACTGAATCCCAATTCATAAGTAACCATTTTAAAATCTGCATAATATTTTCCTCCATTTTGTGACCGAATCGGTCTATTTTACATCTTCTTTATTGACCCAACCGTAAATACCTTTACCGTCCTGTGATATACAATGATAAGGGTGTGTGCCTTTTGTGTTAATTGCCGTTACTTTACAGGTGCTTATTACGTCCTTTTCTACGCTTGCGTGGTCTGCCGTAGAGGACTTATAAACCCCTCCGCCTGTGAATGTTACTATATCTCCTTTTGAAACGCCTGTAGGGTCGCTGTGAGCCTTAGAGGATAATTCCTTGATAGATTCCGCATTGACCCAACCGTAAATACCTTTGCCGTCCTGTGATATGCAATGATACTTGTGTGTACCTTTTTCATTTACCGCCGTGACTTTACAGGTGCTTACTACATCCTTTTCCTTGGCTGCGTATTCTGCCGTAGAAGAAACATAAACTCCTCCGCCTGTGAATGTTACTATATCGCCTTTTGAAACGCCTGTAGGCGTACTCTGTGGCTTCTGTGAGGTGTTTTCTTTCTCTTCTGCCTTGGTGCTTGATACATCTGTTAAACTGCTGTCCTTGACAGCTTCGTACACCTTGCCCCTACGGCTTTCATACTGCCCCATAGTGGCATCTTTTAATGCGTAGGCGTGTATTTCTTCAAGTCCTACCTTTTCTGCCCCTCCTGTGGCTTCTGCTGCCGTCTTGGCAATTCGTGAACTTGCACCGCTACCGCCTTGGTTCTCTAAGTCTGCAAAATACGCAAGTGCCTTTAGAGATACCAAGCCGATTTTTACGCCGTTTTTTACATATCCTGTAATATCCGCATCCGCTAAATCGTCCTGTACCTCTTTTCCGTCCTTGGTTGTAAGTAATTCAGAGATTGCCTTGGCTTCCTCTTCGCTTGCTTCTCTTTCCTGCCTGTTCCACGCATCCGCACTACTTCCGGCAATTTCTGTATACATGGCATCCCCTAATATCTTCTTTGCCTGTTCGTGGTCTTTTTCCACAATGGATTTTAAAAGGGGTAACGCTCTACCCCAATATGCGTTCCATTGGCACTTACCTATACTCATGCCGTGGCTGTTGTCGTTTCGGTTTACGCTTCCGTAGTTTCCCTCCTGTGAGTAGATAATACCGCTTGCAACCTTTACGACCTTTTTAATCTGTGCTGCTGTTACCGCCATAGTGTACCTCCTATACTCTCTGTGTATATCCAAGGCTTATATAGCCTGCTCCACTCTTTAACTTGCCCCAAGTTGTGCTACCGTTCTTTACTTCTCCAACGATTGTATATACTTCGCCCTGTTTTACCTGTGTGGCAATTCCGTAATTTGTTCCTGGTCCTTTTCGCACATTTAAAACGGCGGTATTGATTTTTACCTTGTAGCTTGTATCCTGTGGCGTGCTTGGTGCTGTTGCTGCTGTACCTACTCTTTGTGTGTATCCAAGGCTTATATATCCTGCTCCACTCTTTAACTTGCCCCAAGTTGTGCTACCGTTCTTTACTTCTCCAACGATTGTATATACTTCGCCCTGTTTTACCTGTGTGGCAATTCCGTAATCAGTTCCGGGACCGATACGCACATTTAACACATCCGTGTTAATCTTAACCCTGTATTCCGCTACATTATCCGTTGTAGGCTGTGCCGTGTGCTGCTGTCCTCCTGTGGATGCCGAACCGCCTAAAATGCTCTTTACTTTGTTTTTGAACTCCTGCCATTCTGCGGAATTGCTTACCATTTGAGCCGGGCAGTTTTTTCCTGTCACATCATAATGTCGCAAAACATAGGTATCTACACCGCCTGCACCGATTCCAAGCATTTTACAAAGGAACGCACAAAGGTATGCAGCATTTTCTTTTGTCTTGTCTGAAATTCTGTAGTTTCCGGCTGTGCAACACATTTCTATGCCTATGCTGTTTGCATTTCTACAAGAGCCGTGTTTATAAGACCTTGCCCCGCAATGCCAAGCAGTATCCCTTAACTCTACGCTCTGATAGATTTCCTCATTGTCTACAAAAAAATGAGCGGAAGCATTACGCCCCGCACTGCTAAAATAGTTTGCATTTGCCTTTGCCGTGTCCTTGCTGTTGCCTGTGTAGTGCATTACTACATAAGCCACATTACGGCTACTGTTGTTGTTTAAATTATCATTGTTACACTTAATACTTGAATTTACCCCGATACCGTTAATTGTATCTGCGATAAATCCGGCTGTTATTGTTTTTCCCATAACGCCGTACCTCCTTAAATATTGATGTTGTTTAAATCAACGGAAATATCCTTTGTTTCCTCCGGGTATCCCTGCTTGATTTTGATAATGTTTTCTGCCTTTGCTTTCCAACAATACAAGGCAATTACTGTAGTTGTCGGGGTTGCTATGTATGTGGCAAGCACCCCGAATTGCGAATAGTCGATAAGTGTTACTTTGATTCCGATATACAGACCCACAAAGTAGGTACACAAAACCGCTACTAATACCGCTTTTGTAAAGTTTGGCTTTGCAAACTTAAAGTTTTTCTTTACTCTTCTGTTCTGATTCGCAATTCTGAAAAGTAAATAGAAAATAAAAAATCCTATGGCAATGCCAAGGATTCCGCAAATAAGATATTTCATATTCTGTTTTTCCTCCTATGTTTCCTGTCCGTGTGCCTTTTGATTGATATGTTTTTCAATCTTTCCTATAGCTTCCGTAACCGGTCCGTTACATCCCTGTTCTTTAAGTCCTTTCAGACAAGCCAATACCGCATAAGTGAGCAAACATAATTCATCTTCCATTGCCTTTATGTCCTCTTTTTCCTGCTTCTTTAAGTCCTCAATGTCGGCTGTCTGTTTCTGTTGTGCTTGAAACCATTTGATAATCTTGTATGCAACCGCACCAATAGCACCTAACGCACCTAATACGCTTGCAATCGTAATTATTGTTGCTGAATCAATATACATTGTCTGTAATTTCCTTTCATTGTTTCTTTTCCACCATGCCGTTTTCTTTAAACATAGTGTTAAGGCTCTGCCTAAGTCCGTAGCTGTCGCAATGTGACAGGATTCCTCGGTATGATGCTACCGAACGGTCTAACCTGTCTTTTCTTTCCTCTCCTGCCTTTACCTTTGCAATCTGCTTTTTAAGATTCCGCTTGATTTTTACCGCCGTTTTCTTCTTTAATCTGCGGTGCGTGGCCCATATTCTGAATCCGACAAAATCAATTCCCATGCTGCACGGTCTTATAGCTGTCTTGTTGTTCAAATCTAGCCTTAATTCATCTGCTAAAAATGTTCTTAACAACTCTTTTATCTCTGCTAAATGCTTCTTATCATGGTGGAGTATAATAATATCGTCCATGTATCGGATGTAGTAATGTAATCCCAACTCATGCTTTGCGTACTGGTCTACCTCGTTAAGGTAAATGTTTGCAAACATCTGTGAGGTAAGATTGCCTATCGGCATCCCTTTATTACCTAGCCTGTCCGATACTTCCACTTCGTCTGGCTCTTTTCCGGGCGGTAATCCAAAATTCATAGATTCGCAATTTATAATTTTTTCCAACAGGTTGAGTAGTCGTTGGTCTTTTATCCTGCGTGCTAAAATCTTCAATAAAATATCATGGTCTACCCTGTAGAAATATTTTGATATATCCATTTTCAGATAGTAGTATCGTTCCGGCTTTCTTTCTGTTTGCCTTAACCAATACTGCAACCTGTCGGCTGCCTTATGCGTTCCTTTACCCTTGCGACAGGCATAGGAATCAAAAATAAAAGTCTTTTCGTACAATGGAAATAACTGCCTGTAAATCGCCCATTGTACTATCCTGTCCTTAAATGGTAAGGACATAATAAGTCGTTTCTTTGGTTCATAAACATAAAAGGTGTGATACTTCCCTACCTCGTATGTTTCATAAATCAAGTGATTCTGAATATTTATTAACTGCTCTTCATAGTTGCGGTTGAAAATCAATACATCATCCCTGTATCTTTTTCCTTTTCTCGCTTCCTCCCAAGCCTTATGTAAATTTTCAAAATCATAAATCTTTTCGTATATGTTCTTTATGCTTTTCATTGCATACCTCTTGTAAATTTGTGCCGTACAAACCTAATCAGTTTTTAACCCTTTCAGACGTGACAAATGTATATATTTTCGGCTATTGCTTACTAACTGTCTTTACGGCAATTCAATCTTTTTCCTGTAAACAGGAACGGAAAATAACCCCTTTAACCCTGTTTGTGCTGTCCTTACAGTCGTAACCGCAAGGCTTCTTGACATAGGGGCAGAGCGGAGCGGAAGCCAATGTTGTCGTTCGAGTTGGAACGAGGGTTATTCAAGTTGAGAGCGGACGGACCCGAATTGGAAGTATTGTTGAACGCCGACCCACGGATAGGCAACCACCGTAACTTTGTGATTATTTCCCTATGTATTTTTATTTCTGCTTTTCCCTGCCGTTGACCCATTCCGTATAACCGCCTATCATTCGACCGATTTCGTCTACCTTTCGCATCCATACTTCCCAAGTATGAAAATCTAAACAAGGCTTTTGGTTCGGGTATAGGTTCGGGTCTTTTGCAAGTCTTAGCAGATTTCTTAATACATCAACTTCAATATCCAAATCCTGCAATGTGGTTTTCTTGTGGTACTTCTTTTCAAGCCGTACCGCCATTTCCAACATTGTATACATTGTCTTTCTTATATCGCCTGCAAGTACATACCTTTCCGTTTTCGGAAAGTCCTTTAATTGAGGGTTGCCGTACAATATCATTTCATAAATCTTTTCCTTAATATGAAAAATATCGTTGCCGTTATGTTTCTTTTCTTCCTGTTGTATCTCTTCCACTTTTGCAACCGCCTAACTGTAATGTATTTGCTATAAAGGGCGTGCTATCGCACGCCCTATCAGTTTTTCAGTGTTCAGTTTGCAGTTACTCAACAAAAGCGGAGCGGAAGCCAATGCTGCCGCTCGAGTTGGAACGAGGGTTATCCAAGAGGAGAGCGGACGGACCCGAATCGGAAGTATTGCCGAACGCCGACCCACGGATAGGCAACCTTTCGCCGTGGCATCTCATCCAAATCTGGTCGTTTCCGTATCCTGTTACTCCGCTATCCGGATATAATCCAAGTGCAATAAGTAACTTTGGAATCGTTACCCCGGAAGCTGCCCCAAGGCTCTTAAATGCAATATTTCTATATGTATCTCCGCTTGTAGGAAACTCTACCTTTGTATTTACTCTGATTCCTGCGGATGCACTTGCCTGGTCTAACTTTAATGTGCCTGCCGTTCCCGGCTCTACTAAAGTTCCGTCCGGCTTAATTGCTTTCCAAAGTGTGCTTTCTGCCGACATATCGCAATCAAGTTTCATAGAATTACCATAAGGTATAATCTGAATCTCTCCGTCCATAAGGCGTAATCCACCGGTCCACTCCCAAAGGTTGCCGTTAATGTCCGCAATACCCGACATATCGTGATTGTGATACCATGTAGGCTGTCCGCTTCCTGTAAGTGTTCTCTGTGTTTCTCCCTGTGGCATTGTTCCCCTCTCGTAAGGGTGGTAATAATCCTTGCCGTAGTTCGTGTTTCCGTGTGGTACAGTACCCATTTTCTGTGATAACAGGTTGAGGTACGCAAATACACCTGTCTGATTTAAGTGCCAACCCGCACCTTTCTTTTTACAAGCTGCTACGGACTGGTCAAAGTTGATATAGTTTCTAGGCAGGTATCCGCCTAAAGAATATGCACGGTCATTTTCTACAATATTGAGGAACTTAGACACATAAATTACGCTCTTTTCCTCTCCGTCCATAATCCAAAACGGTAATGTTTCATCTGTTCCGCCTGTGATTACATCACTATACTTTGCCTTTGGTACTGCTACCATAATGCTAGGCATCCCAGTATCATCAAAAATTACCTTGTTGTTTGCACCAAACTGTGCTACTGCACCCTGTAAATCGTCAAAGTTTGCCATTGTATTTTATCCTCCTTAAAATTAAATTAACGCCCATAATACAAGCGTACATTTCTTCATGTCGAACGGTACAGGTTCACGCTTTGTAATCGCCTTTCCGTCCTCGTCCTTTTCTCCTGTATCCACAATTTCATATTTCCTTGCCGGGATAACGACCTGTGCTACATACTCTCTTGCTTCGGTGTTTACTCCAACCGTCAAGCCGTCCTGTGTATCCTTGCAAATATCAAGCGTTACCTCTTCGTCACGCTCTCGGTTCTTGATGTTTACCATTAAATCATCATCCCCGAAAATAATTTTTGTCGTGGATACGTCATAGGCGATTTTCTCGCCCTCGTTTTTCTCAACTACAATAATCTTTGCTGCTGCCATTATCTGTTACCTCCCATTCTTCTTAATTCTGCGTAGGCTTCCTGCGAACGCACCGCAATGTGTTCTGCTGCTTCCCTCTGTGTTGCTGTGGCATTACCTCTTACTCCATAAGCCTGTAATACTGCTGCCGTATTTGCCTTTCTTTCATCACTTTTGATAATTACATTTGCCATTATGCGTAACCTCCCTGCACCGTGCATTTTACCGTTACTTCCTTGGCGGCCCCGGTGTACTCAATCTTGAATCCGTTTAACTGCTTATCTGTAATGTGGATTTCTCCTACACCTCCTGCGTCCTTTGCTTCCGCTTCGACATTTACGGTATAATCCAAATTGCCCCTTGGTGTAGCAAGTGCAAGGGTCTTTTTGGAATTGTTAAAAGGGTATGATTTTGTATTGGTAAGGGTTGCTTCTACAATTTCTCCCTGTAATCCCTTAATCCTGCTTTCTGCTGCACCAAGTTTGAGCATTGCAAGGTTTCCGATTAACCCGGCAGATAATACCCTCTCTTCCAAATCGTTAAAGTTCTGTGCGTTCTGCGGTGTTCCCTCCTGCACTACTTCGCCCTCTACGGCTTCGTGTGTAATAGTTCCGTCTGCGTTCTGCACTTCCCTGTAGCGGTTGGAATACTGCGTTACATGGTCTTTCCAAATCTTAAATAATCCCATTTGCTCTATTCCTCCTTAAAATTAAAACTGAATCGGTACAACACACCCTGTTGCGTACCTTTTAACTTGATTGCTTCGCTCTTTTCCGCCCACAACTTACTAGCCGTATCGTACAACTGAATTTTCGTAATTGTTGTGGTCCCCGATACTTCCGGGGTAATGGAAATACTCAACGCTACCCTGCCGTCTTTTAGGCGTTCTCTTGTTAAGATTTTTGCCTTGTGCATAGTACCGCCATACTCGACCATAGCGTAAGCAATGTTGGTTTCTACAAACTGCTTGAAACTCTCTAAGGCTCTTTCTGTCAGCATTTCTTTACTCTCCTTTACTTTTATTTGCTATAACCGATTCTTACCGCAACGCTTCACTTCGTATTGATAGCTTTCGGTTTCTGCCGTAGTTGCCATTCCCTTATCAGATATTCCCGGTTTTGTGCTTGCGTAAGGTTCTGTGCCTGTTTTCTTTTCTCCTGTCATATCCGTTTCATAAGGGTATTGTTCTGTTTCGGTATCTGCTACCGCCTGTATATCTCTGCTCTTTACAATTACCGCCCTGTCGGGTGCTGTTCCTGTAAAGATGCTTTCAAATAGATAGGCTTGCGTTTCTGTTGTTTCAACTGCTGCCATATCTGCTGTTTGATACTGTATATTTCTATCCGGCTTTGTTCCTGTAAAGTCTGAATCAAACTTATACGCCTGTCCTGTAGTCTGTGCGGTTATTCCCTCCTGTGCTACACCTCCTGCCGTGTTCCTCTGCGGTATCGTTCCGGCTTTCGCCTGTCCTGTCTGATTGCTCGTATATTGGTATCCTGTTGTGTCCGATTCGGTCACAATCTCGGTATCCTTTGTTGCAAATGTAATATTCCTGTCCGGCTTCGTTCCTGTCGGTGTAAATTCTGCCGTATACCCTGCTGCCTGTGTCATTACATCTATAACCGCATCTTCGACCGCACCAACCGTATTTCTGCGTGGTTCTGTACCTGTCTTTAATTGTCCTGTCATAGGCACGGAATATAGCCAAAATTCCGTTTTAGGTATCACTATCACAGTAATAGACCCTTGATAATAAAGACCGTCTAAATGAGCCGTTAAACGCTTGTATATGTCAACCGTCTTTATAATCTCGTCATAGTCTGCTGCAACCCTCGATTCTGTCGTATCAAGTACAATACGGAATCTGTACGGCTTTCCTCCGTAATCAAACCATTCCTCTATCTCGCTTTTAGGGTGCAACCCTCCTAATGCCATTTCTACGGCTGCCTTTGTACCTAATTTCTGATGCACTCGCACACTATCCCGGATAATCGCCCTTTTTGCTTCTATCGGGTAATCGTAATCATACCAATCTACATGGAGGTCATACGCCAATACATCCAACCAACTTTCCGAAAGTTCATTGATATTGGCGTATATGATATTCTTTTTTGTCTGCTCTACTGTTTGGTGTAGTTCGTCCGCTATGAGCCGACCTAACGCAACCATTTTTTCATCTTTTTTTAGGGCGGGCGGAAATGTAGCATAAAAATCCGCATCTTTTAAGTTATTCATCCTCTACCCCTCCGAATGTCACTGTACATTTTTTCAATACCGCAACGCTTCCTTTTGGTATTTTCGTAAATACAGGCTTTGTAATCTCTATCCTCTTGATGCCCGAATCCATAAGAATGGCATTAAAATAGGACGGGTTAATATCCCGCCCCATTTTTGAGGTCTGCCATAATTCGTAGCTTTCCACCGCTAAATCAACCGCCCTTTTGATTTCCTTGGTGCTTGCTTCTTTGTCTTTTGGTATGTAATAAGTTGCTTCAATATCAAAGTCAACCGTTGTTGGTGCTGCAACTGTTACCTTGTCCGTCATTGGTCTTATATTATCAGCACTTAAATACTCCTGTACCTCTTTTATAAGTTCCTCACTCGGCAATTCTCCGCCATATAGCATAATCCTTATGTCTGCTACTCCGTCCTCCGGGCTTTCTGCGGATACATCACTTATTTGTGAGGATACCGCTTTGGCGTGATATGTGTAACTTCCTCTCGGTCCGGCTGTTGTGTAGCTTTCTTCGGACTCTCTCATACGGTTGTAATATGCCGTGTCGCTTTCTTCTCCGCTTCCTCCGGCTGTTTCTGTTGTATTTGCCACTTCTTTAAAATATAAAAATTCTTCTGTAACAAGTTTGCTTACCTGTCCGGGTGCAAAGCCGTTTCCGTCCTCTCCTAATGTGGTGCATACCGCTTCTACCTCTGCGTATGTCTGCCCTGCCGGAAATGTTAAATATCCTGTTGTTACAAAGTTAATATATCCGTCTACCGTTACCTCGATTTCATCCGTTATCACATACTCTTTATCAAGTGCTGTTGTAATGCTGAATCCAAGTGTTGTCCTTGCTGCCGTAGGCTGTAGTCTGTATGTATTATGGAATATCTCACTCAATGAATCCAAGTTCTGCCCTGTTGCATATCTCGGTAAGTTCTGTTTTGCTGATTCGTTGATATTTACCCTTTCCTGTATAATTACACTTGCAAGCCACAGGATAAACGCTCTTACCGGGTCGGCAGGGTATAAGGTTCTCCCTGTAATTTCCTCGTATCCTGCTATCAGCTTATTTACAAGTGCTTCCGTGTTGGTATCTACAAATTCAACCTCGGGTAACTCACTCGGTATATTCCTCGTCGTATTCGTCGTATTCGCCATTAACTTCTACCTCCACTTTAGGTTTTAATATTCCCCTTTCATAATCTGCCGTAAACTCCACGCTTATAATCTCCGCTCTCGGCTCGTATTCTCCGATTTTGTCGTAAATATCTGCCGTAGCAAGTGCCGTAGCTGTTGTAATTGGCTTGTCTATATAAGCTGCATTTAATCCAAACTCACGGTTAAGGGGTATATCGTATTCTATTGAGGACAGTAAAAACCAAACATTTTGTATTACTTCCTCGTATAATGTTTTCGGTGCAAGGTTTATAGGCTGTTCCTGTGTGGTGTCTATTGTAAAACTCATTTCTGCCTACCTTTCTACCTCTTTGCGTACTGTTCAAGCGATAGTGTGCTTTTCGCTATCAACAGGTTTCCTTGGTTATCAAATCTTTCAAAGTCTTTCGTGTGTCCTGTTATAACCCATTGGCTACCGTACTTCATACCTCCGATTATAAGTGTAAGAATTTTCCCCTTTTTTCTGTACTTGTCTATCTTATCCTGCATACTCTTAGGATTTACCCCGAGAAATGCGGATAAATAAATTGTAAGGCTTGCCGTGTCTGCATCATTGTATTGAAACTCTAACAACGGCTTTTTCAAGTGCCTTGTATGCTTTGCGTAGTTGGTTTTACTGTCTATTTTCAAATCTTCAAAGGTTTTTACCTTATTTGCCGATACCTTAAAGACAATATCCCCAAGTGTTCCAATCTCTGCCATTAGATACCTCCTATAATAAATCCGTCCCCCTCTCCGTCCGGCTTGAATATACACAATACCCATTGCCCTACGGTTGGAATCCAAGGTTTTATTTTAATATCACATCCTGTTTTACATTCCACGGTTGGCGTTCGCTTCACAATCCTTAAATCTCCTGTTACTATTCCCTGGTCCGGAATCTTTACCCTTGCTGTCATATTCCCGGAATTAACCTTGCTTACCTGTCCTATTCTTACAATGTCTTTTAATTCCTGTATGTCTGTATTTCCGAATCCTGCCATTTAATAACCCTCCAATACGCTACGCAATTTAATCTGTACCTTGTATCCGCCTGTCAAGCTGTGCTGTGCCTGCTCGACTATGTATTTACCGTCAAATTCTCCGTACCCGTATACAGTAACCGTAATTCCTGCTACATAGTCCACATCCCCGACTAAAGTAAATTCTGCCGTGGTTTCGCCTTTGTTTCTCTGTCTTAATTGGCACTTTGCCAACTCCAAGGCTTCCGCTTCGCTTGATACTTTATGTTTAAATTCGTATGTCTGTCCGTCCGGGTCTGCTCCCGGTGCTGTGTATGTAGCTTCAATAGTTTTCTTTGTGTCGGGGTCTGTGTATGATACATGGCATTTCGAATACGATGTATCCGCCGTCTTAGTTGAAAAACTGTAGCTTAATATATTTCCTTTTCCTGCTTTAATCTTTTTTACGGATGCCTTACCCTCGTAATCCACCTCGTCAAAAAGGACTATTGTTTTTGATGTAACCTTTAATGAAATGCCTGCATTTTTGCATAGTTTTTTCAAAAAGACTATATCTGCTGTGTTTACCTGTTCCTTTCTCTTGTAACTCGGATTGTGGCTTGAAAGATACATTACTTTCATGCTGTTACCCTTGCCTATCTTTTCTGCTATATTTTTAAGATTGGTATTTTCCCAAGTCTTAGATTTCTTTTCCTGTCTTAACTTTGTGCTATATGGTATTGATGTAGCTTTTATAGTCAGCTTTTGCGGTGGTCCTTGATAACTTACGCTGTCAATTTCAAACTTTCCGCAATCCAATACCTTATCTTTCCCGTCTGAATACGGATTTTTTTGTATTACAATAGCGTGTATCTCCGTGCCTTTAAATGCTTTCTTTTCTTTTATTACGGTTGTTTTAGTTGTTGTTGTCGGTGTTCCGCCCTCAACATCTGAAGCATTGCACCAACCGTATACCCTTTGTCCGTCTTGCGATATTAAGTGATACGGGTGTGCGTTGTGGTTTGCTATTGTGCATTTACAGGTGCTTGCACCCCTGTTTACGGTCGGTTCTGCTGCCATAGAGGATATATATACCGGTCCGCCTTTGAACTTTACAATAGCACCTACTTTTATCTCTCCACCGCCTGTAGTGACCGTTTCCGTCTTGGTTCTTACTGCTTTGCTCGTATTGAGCCAATCCTTTATCCATTTCCCCTCCCTATCGTCTAGGGATATGCTTATATCGTCTGTTTCGTCCTCTTCTTTGTCCGTGTAGGACAGGGATAACAGATACTTGGATAACTCTTTGGATATATCTGCACCTTTAAAATACAGTTTTATCACGGTACGCCTTGCGTAGTTTTTATTACTCACTTACCGTTACCCCCTGTTTCCACGGTGGCAGGGATTCCGATACCGTCAATTCAATTTCCGGCAAGGTCAATACAACCCCTGCCGGAAAGATGTAGGTATCTTTATACTCAATATTCGCTTTAATAATAGTATCCATATACATTTCATTTCCGTATGCTTTGTAAGCCACAATATCCCAAGTGTCCCCGGATACCGTTGTGTAAGTATTATTAAGCATATACTACCCTGTCCTCCTGTTCTTTTTCTTCTTTCAGAATTGCTACAATGATTGCTCGTAGCTTTTCTAAAAATGCTTCGTCATACTGTTCTAACTGTTGTTTAATGTTATTTGCTTCGCCGTTGCCGTTTACTACAATGCTTGGCGAATTTTGAACATTTATAACGATTGTGCCGGCCCCGCCCATTCTTGCAGATACATTATCTGCCGTCTGTGCCTGTGAGATATTATTAAATATCTGTCCTGTCTGTGCTGCCGTAAATACTTTTCTGTTGGCAGCGTTTGTTATCAACTCCGGTCCATTCTCTCCGGCTATGAATGTACTCGGTGTTCTGCTCGTACCTTTTGCAAATCCCGGTATTTTAGGTATGTTAATTCCTTTTCCGCCAAGTCCGGGAACCCAATCCGGCACTTTCAGCTTATTAAGTCCACCAATTACGGTATTGACTGCTGATACAACGGCTCGTAAAGGTGCTTTTATGATTTCGCCAAGTCCTCCGACCGCTCCCGAAAAGATAGACTTAATTCCGTTCCAAGCCTGCGACCAATTTCCTGTAAACACGCCTGTCACAAATGAGATAATTCCCTGTAGCACGGTCATTAAATTTTGTATAATTCCCTGTACCGAACCTAATACAGATTGAACCACCGATAAAATCACGGGCATTACTGCCTGTACCACCTGTAAAATTCCCTGTATGATAGGTGCTACTATGTTCCAAATTGTCGTTAATGCCGTCTGAATCGCCGGAAGCAATACAGATAAGACATTGGTAACAACAGGTAAAATTGCCTGTATCATGCTTGATATGGTAGGCAATACTGTTGATGTTATAAAGCTGAATAATTCCGATATAATCGGTAATACATAAGTCTGTAAAAACGAGATAAGTTCCGATATAATCGGCATCAATCCGGCTATAAAATTCGCAATAATTGGAATTACTGCCCCGACAAAATCAACTATGCTTTGAATTATTGACATTATCGTAGGTGCTGCTGCCTGTATAAAACTTACGATGCCCGGTACAACATCATTTATAATTACCTGTAATACCTGTTCTGCCACAGGAACTACATAAGTTGTCACAAATGCTATTACATCCGATACTGCCGTTTTTACTTTTCCGAGGATATTAACAAGCGTATCAAATACCTGTACGCCTTTATCCCCGAAAATTTCTTGTATCTTGTTTCTTGCTTCTCCGATATTGCTATCAGAGAAAATATTTTTAATGGTATCTCCAACGCTCGTAATGACCGCTACAATCTTGTCAAAGATTGCCAACGCTTCACTTCCGAATGTTTTTTCTATAAAGGCTCTGATTTCCTGTAAGTGGTTTTTTACTAACTGAATAACAGTAATAATTGTTGTGATTACTCCAACAATCGGTAAAATCTTACCTACCACTCCGCCAAGCGGACCAAATACGGAGCTTGCCAAATTTCCCAACGGTCCAAGCATTGTTTTTATAGCATTTCCTACAGGTGCTATAAACTTCGTTATTTTTCCAAATCCTGCACCTATGAGATTTCCAACCTTTCCTAAAGGCGAATTTGCTATAACCGTTCCAACTCCCGACAGAATACCGCCAAGTTTACCGCCCATTCGTGTAAATGGACTTAAAAACAGGTTAAGTAATTTTGAGCCTGCCCCCATTGCAGTACCGCCGATTTTTCCGCCGATACCGCTAAATACACTACCAATCTTTGTAAACAGTGTGCTGTTGCTTAATACTCCGCCTAATGCACTACTTACACCCCCGGCTGCGTTCTTTACGCTTGTGAAATATCCAAGAATACCGCTACCGATATTCTTAAAATTTAAAAATCCGCCTGTAAGGCTTTGTAGGTACTTATTCATTCCGATTCCCTTTATTATTTCAAAGGCTTTTTGAACATTGAGTATTCCGCCTTTTACTTCAAGGAATCCTAATTTTGCTGCAAGTCCTCCGACTTTCAACCCGGCTAATGCAACTGCAACCTTGGCGATAGTTTTTACCGCCTGTGGATTTTCCCTTACAAAGTCTGTCACTGCGTTTACTATTCCCGTAAATTTCTTTATTCCCTCTGTGAGGGTCGGCAATAGCAATTCTCCAAGTTCTACCTGTAAGGCATCAAAGGCAGATTTTGCCAATGTGATACTTCCGTTAAGGTTGTCTAACTTGGTTTCTGCCATTTGTTTAGCTGCACCGTCACAGTTATATACCGCATCTGTAAGTTTATTAAAATCCGCTTCGGATGCGTTTACTATGGCAAGCATACCTGCAAAACTTTCTTTTCCAAAAATCGTTGTTGCTGCTGCCACCTGTTCCGCTTCGGACAATCCGCCTAAACTGCTTCGGAGGTTCTTTACTACATCCCCGAAACTCTTCATAGAGCCGTCTGTATTTGTAAGGCTTATGCCGTATTTCTTCATTGCTGCTGCTTGTGCATCTGTCGGCTTTGCCATATTGGCTAATGCCGTCTTTAAGCTTGTACCTGCAACCTCTGCCTTAATACTTGCATTTGCCATAAGACCAATGCCTAAAGACATATCTTCTACGCTATAGCCTAACGCTCCGGCTACTGGTGCAACCTTTTGGAATGTTGACCCCATCATGCTTACATTGGTGTTTGCATTGCTAGATGCCTGTGCTAATACATCTGAAAAATGCCCGGCATCTGATGCACTTAATCCAAA